AAACCGCTTTCCTACATATTCAGACAACGGTATATATGCTACTTTGCTACTCCAAGAATCTTCTTTTACAGGAATCATAATCTCTGCAATCTTTTCTTCCGATACAGTCTTAACAAATTTGTCTACAGTATCTTGAATTGTTTCTTCTGCTTCAAGAATCTTATCTGCAATAGCCTTATCCACTCTCTGTACTGCCTCATCTGTTGCTTTTCTAAGAAGTGCATCTTTCACACCACTTACAACCTGTTCTTTAATTTCTTCATCAATTGTGTATCCGCTTTCCTCGTCTACCCAGTCCAGTTCCACTTCAATATTAAATTTAGCCATTATAATTCGCTCCTTTCTCTCAATTGCTTCATCGCCAGTTTAAATGCCAGCATGTACAAATCTAAGATGCCTGTATTTACTCTTCCAAAATCTCTTACGCGCTCATTTGCTTCATAAATATATTCTGACAGTTCGTTATATCCTCTGCCTTGAATTCCGCACTCTTCTGAAAAGTCTGTCAGGACATTACTAACCCAAAGCTCAATGTCAACACCACCATCTTGCATTTCTTCCAGATATTCCTCTTCTTCTAGATATTCCATGATGTCTTTTACCGCCTGTTCTTCATCGTAATAGTACATTGCTCTATTCATGCAGTCGATTTTCTCTGAAAAATATCCCGTATTGTCTGTAAAATGTTCCTCGAACAGTTCAAACACCATGTTTTTGTAATTGGAAGCAATCAGCTCCCCTAGATCTCCGGATATATGTAATCTGTAATGGTCTTCCTCAAAAAGAAATCTGATGCGGTATTCATTACTATCTGGTCTTTTAAAATCCAGAATCTTGATGTTTCCATAATCTGTGAATGTTGCTACATGGTTCTGGAAGTTCTTCTTTTCTTTCTCCAAATCAATCATAATTCGTTCCTTTATCACTATTCAATCTCTGATATATACCTGTCTACCAATTCACCATTTACGTATTTATTGGTTATTTCAACTCTTATCGAATCACCCTCTTGACTATCTGCAAAACTTGGGCCGTTCATTCCACCGCTCGCATAATCGTCTTCTTTATAGGTCATGCCATCATATTCAACTTCTATTTTCCACTCCCATCGAGGACAAATAGCGAACCATTTCTGCATATCTATGTAAGTGATGGTTGCATCCACATCTTCGTAGGTATATGTGATTTCTTCTTGTGGCTCACGATCCTTGTCTGAAACATCATTGGAGCAACCGACCAAGAAAATGCAAATTAAAATTAAGCATAATATTTTCTTCAATTTTTCACCTCTTCTCCTTAAAAAAGCGTAAAAAAATACCAACCACCGAATATTGATGGTTGGTAAACATTTTATTTTCTTATTTTCTTTATTAACTGTTTTAGTAATATAACAGCGCTGTATATAATTATTATTCCCGTTATTGCTAGCCCTGCATACATAATATAAGTCTTAAGTTGAAAATTCTCCGTACATATTGCCATGAATATAACAAAAATCATTTCAATTACAACAAGTCCAACTGAGAATCCAATGTTATATAATATATCGAATTTTGTTTCTTCTTTGTCATTTGAGCTTTTATTTACACCATTAATAAAATTCATAGCAATAACAGCTATCAAATTGGGAATCAATGTGACAAATGAAATAGAAAATGATAAAATCAATAATTTTATAATATCAATCTCCAAATACATATTCCTATTCCAGACAAAAATCAAAACATTTCCTGGCACAATAAATCCTAATATAACTGTCAACACATAACCAACTTTTGTTGTTAAAAACTCAATCAATCTATCCATGATTTCTCCTTTTTGATATGTTCAATACGGAAATTATACCATTCCAACCATCAATATTCAATTGTCAAGGTACCATTATCTATTGCTTTAATTGATTTGTCCCTTCATATAACACCCCCAAAATGTATTTGACCTCTTTCCGCTATGATGTCCGAATAATGGTCTCTGTCCTATAGCCTTCCACACTTTCTGCGCCGGAATGTCCGTCTCTGCCCATTTAAAGATCAGCACGCCATCTTCTTTCAGAACTCTCATACATTCTCTAAATCCATCATGTAGAATTTCTGGCCAGTGTTCGTCCAACCTTCCGTATTTCTTTGCTAACCAACTATTTTCTCCGGAATATCTCAAATGTGGCGGATCAAACACGACCAGGCAAAACGATTCATCCTCAAACGGAAGATCTGTAAAGTCGCACTGTATATCTGGTTTTACAATACACTTTCTTTCAGATTGTCCATATTCGTTTTTCCATATTCCAGTCAGTTCTTCTTCACGGATATCGCAATATACGGCTGCAGGATGATTCTTATTGAACCAAATTGTTCTAGATTCGCATGTCACATCAAGAATTTTCTTGACATTTTTCTTTTCCATTTCATCAATTCTGCACATCTTCTCAACATACTCCCTGACGGTCCCTGTTGCCGCCATCAACCCGTCATCATACCGATCCGGCTGACAGTCTTTCATCTTCTCTTTCCTGATCTCACCCTCGACCTCACTCAGCCAGGAAAGAAATTTATCTGCGTCCATCATTCTACTCATTTCAAATTTTCATCCCTTTCTGGTATTCATAAATTCCAACATACTGTCCATAGCTCATACCATGCTCTCTCGCTTCCGCTGCTATTCTTATGAGCTCATTTCTGTACTGCTTTGACTTTCTTCCCGGCTTCTTCATATTTTTCTTTTGCCTGATCTCTGTAATAAATTTTCTATGCTCCTCTTGTATTTCACGCATTTTTGCTCTAGCACGCTCTTTTCTAGCATAATCTGCACACTCATCACTGCAGTATGCATATCTTCTTGATGCCGTGATGAGCCGTCCGCAGATAATACATTTTCTTATTTTACTTTCACCCATTCTTCTTTTTTTTCCTTTTCCTGCAACTCATTCCCTTATGGAAGTACATCTCTGTCCGTCTTTTCGTCCTAATATACTCATAGTCTCCCACAATCTGTTCACCGCACAAGCTGCATATCTTCACATCATCCAACACTGCTTTATTGCTTTCTTTCCGTTTTTTCATTGGCATTCACTCACTATTTCATTAATGATTGGTGCCCATGCACACTTCAACCAGCTGATAAAATCACACATAGGCTTGCTGACCTCACTGTACTTATTTTCAAGTGCTTGCACGGTATCATTAAATCCTCTTGCACTTTTTGTCTCTCGCACTTCCTTGTACGCTTTCCATATGGCATTCTGTATTTCTGCCACGTATTCATGCTTAATTTCATTCATGGTTACAAATTTTCCTTTCTGTAACACTACAGTAACAACTATGTTTGTTACCATAAAACCTTGTATTTCCTTGGCAAATCGGTGTTTTTTTAATCGGTAACAACAGTAACACGACTTTTCTCGCATATAGGACTTGCTTTGTGTATTACACATACACACACGACACCTTATATATATTAAATATTGAATGTTACTTCTGTTACTTTGTTACCATGCAACTCATTTAAAAGGCAATTCTTCCTGTGCCACGCGTTCGAATCCATCTGCGTCTTTTGATTCGTCCAGCTTGATCCACACGCAGCGAACCGTTTTCCTTTCAATCTTCTTGAGTTTGGTCTGATTCTTCCCATCTGTCTGCAACAAGGCATTTTTATCTGCCCAATTCATAAATGCCTTATAGGAAAATCCTCCGCTCGCACAGAGATCTCTTGCCGCCTGCACATACATGATGGCATATCCCTGTTCAATAATTCCCCACTGCTCCACATTTACAGATGAGTCAAAACGCTGACCATTCATGCTGATCTTGTCTAGTATGTAATGATAACAGCGTTCATGTTCTGACACCTCTGCTTGGCTTGCAAGCATCTTTTTAGCGCTCTCTATATCAATGTACTCACCGTCGCAGAATATCCGCTCTGTGGCGATCTTGTCCGCTGTCAAAATCACTGAAAGCGCAATGCTCTGCTTCTGCATGGCATCATGTCTGTAGATTTCTTTTTGAATCTCCATCTGCATCTCACGGATCTGATCAATGCCAATTTCTTTTACTTCTTTGACAAATTCTTTCCCGGCAAAACCATAATTCTTTTTCAAAAAGTTGGCGGTGTACTGGGGATCTTCAAAGACTTTTTCATCACACTCCACTTCGATGATACGGTTAATTGCTCCGCCCTGAGTGACATAAGAGTTAAGTGGTCGCTCACCATTGGTCAGTATCGCATTCTTCCACCGGTTTTCTTTTCGAATTCCTAAGTCCCTGTTTGATCGGCTCTTGCCCTTTCCGGAGCACAGATCATATACAACACCCTCAAAGTTATCTCTGATTCTAGCGCTGACCTTGCTTGAATCGTCCAGCATCAAAGGCAGATTGTTTAGCAGATCTGACCGAACCTCTAGCTGTACATCTGTTGTTTTAAAGTCCCCTATGTACATACTGTCTGCCGGATTTGCCCATACAGATGCGGCCAGCATCATGGCAACTGTCTTTCCACCTTCTGTTTCGCCCCATAGATCCACAATGAATGGAAGCGCACCGAGCAGTCCAACCAGAACACTGGCAAAGGATGCCGCAAGAAAAAATTTAATCTCCATCCGGTCACGTTTCCGAAGTTCGCAGACATGATTCAACCATTCCATATAGCTTCCTTGCTGCCGGATACTTTCATACAACTGCTTGAACTGCAGATCTCCATCAAAGAGGATGTCCGTATCGTATGGTATAAAATCTCCACCAATCCATCCCAGTTTTGACGTAGATTTCTGCAATGGGATATCATTATCATTCAAATTTTCTACATCCGACAGGTATTTAACCAACAGCTTCGCATTCTCCGAAGTTACGGAAACACCAAGCTTTGACAGACTCACAATTTTGCTGGCAGAAGATATGATATCTTTCGGTACTGTAATCTCTGTCCAGCGATGATTCCGTTTGTATGCCAGTTTGATCTGTTCTTCTCCCGTTTCAAGATTCTTCAAGCGTCCAATTGGGAGGATTGGATGATAGCAGACAATGACCTCATTATCATAATCCTTATTGAATGTCCTTATGCCGTCATCTGCCGCCAGCCATGACCCGCATTTCATTGCCTCGTATTTTCCGGTAAAGTCCGTCCAGTTACTCAGAGCATTACGACTCCGTCTCTTCTTGTTCATTTCCTGCTCGGCTTTTTTGTAAGCTTTTAACATCGTGTCGAATCCCTGTTTTACGCCCAGTTCCTTCGCTCTGTCCTGAAAAGAAAGCAGCATCCGCGCCTTTTCAATCTCATCTTCTTGCTCAAAGATTTCTGTAAAGACTTCTTCAGCAAGAATGCTCTTCTTGTCATACTCACTTAATTTTTTCATTTAGCGCTTCATTCGCCTCCTTGTCATATTCATCATGCAAATACAGCTGATACTGCAGCTTGTTATAACAATCCGTCCAAGTGTCAGAAAAAGGTTCTGATCTCTTCCACCAGTCTCTGTAAATATCGATCAAAAGATTATTTAGTGATCTTCTGTCTTTTTCTTTCCGCTTCTGTTTGTCCCTCATTTTTTTTCGCTGATCCGAACGATATCGGACCAGCTTTGAATGAAATGTAGGTTTCTTCTCGTACTCTCCACCAAGCAGATGAAAGGCATCTTTAAAGTCGCAGCACTCCATCAGCATAATGAACGAGAAAATATCTCCATGGGCTCCGCATGCAAAACAATGGAAGTCTCGGTCATAGATCTTCATGGATGCATCTCTGTCTCCACGATGGAAGGGACAATGGATGAATCCTTTCCGATCCGGTTGTAATCTATAAAGAGCCAATACATCTCGCATATTATACATTTCTTTAATTTCATCTCTTGTCATAGACCATCACGGAGGATTTCTATTATCCTCCTACCGGTATCTTCTTTGTCGCAAAAAAGATACCTCACCCCATACTTTTTTTGTTGTGTACACAGGATTTTGTACAGTGTTTCTCCCTGCATAGCTTTTGTTTCAATATCCTTCCATTTTCCAGTTTCCTGATTATACTGCCTTTTCCATCGGCGTGGATTGTCCCACCAAATAACGTCTTCTAGCCGTTTTATACCTTTCCCGTGTTCTACAAGAATGACAAGCTGTATTTCATTTTCCTGTGCCAATACAAGTTCTCTTCGGAATCGTGCATGATCACTACAGACATTACTGCACAGTTCCGTTAGATTCTGTTTTCTGTCAATAATTAACCTTGGATTATCATAATTCATATAATCTCCAACCATTAACTTGCTTACTGGATGCGTAATCCCTTGTTTATCAAATTCCTCCACAATCTTTTTGATTGCTCTTGCCTTCTCCCTGCTGTCTATCTGTATAATCACTTGATCACTCCTAATTAAATGGAAGTTCTTCATCAATTCCATCTGGAATATTCATAAATCCATCATCATTTCCTGATGCGGAAAAACCATTGGAATTATTGATGCTTTCAGAATCATTGTTGGAAGCTGATTTGCTCTCTCCGAATCCCACCTGCTCTGCAATTACATCTGTTGTATAGATCTTGGTGCCTTCCTGATTGGTATAAGAACCTGTCTGCAGCCTCCCTGTAATTTCTATCTTCATTCCTTTACGGAAATATTTTTCAATAAATTCGGCCGCCTTACCAAAAGTGACACAACTGATGAAATCAGCTGTTGGCCCTCCTTCCTGCTTGAATCTACGATCTACAGCAGTTGTGAAACGGGCAATAGTCTTGCCACCATCTGTGTAATGCACATCTGGATCACGTGTCAGGCGCCCTGTTAAATTCACATTATTAATCATCTTTTTCTCCTCTTTCAAGATCTGGCGTTTTCTTGAAAATCTCCATTACAATTTTGAATTCCTCTACCGTCATTTCTTCGATTTTCTTTGCCTTGATTGATTTTCTCGACAAAATAACCCGATCAGCTACACCTGTACGTTTCTGCTCTGCCCGGATTGTCTGCAGCATAGCTGCATCGATTCGCACATCACTATTAGAATTAACTTCCGCTTTCTTTGCATTCTGCTCTGTTTCTGGTTCTTTTTTCTGACCTTTAGTCTTTTTTGTTTCTTGGTACGGATTCGCAATTTCCCCTTCCAGATTTTCTGCATCTGGATCACTCATATCTTCTGTTGGAATACAGAACACCTGGAAGCATACATACTTATAAGCAATTGCCATTGCCTTATTTGTTGCCTTATCCCCCATATCCATTCCTTCTCCGTAGATTATGGAACAAAAAGAAGATCCATCCTCTCCATAAAATGTAAATTTAATTTTGCAGACTACTTTAATTATTTTTGCACCTTTAGCAGTCTGTCCGATAACTTCCTCTTTACGTTCCAAGATTGTGGGAACAATAAACACCTTATTCTTTGCTAGTGCTGGATGAAGTGCATTAAACACATCATCCACGCTTCTATACTTAAACCCTTGCTGTTTGTTTACTTTGTCCTTAGAAACAAATCCGCAATCCGAGATGACCCCCGCTATTGCAGCATAAATCCTTGGATTTTGTAATGTAGCTGTTTTTTCTCCTCTATCCATTATCCCAGTCTCCTTTCAAACCAGATTCCAATACTGTTAAATGCCATTTCCACTTCTTCCAGTTCTTCCGGCGTTGCAACAATTTTGTAAAATGCTGTAATCGTTGTTGGCTGCACAAACGGCAATTCTGTATCATTTTCCAGACCTGTCACCTCTGCTTCTGCAAATTCCGCTTTCGCGACGGCTTCTGCAACAGCTGTTTCTTTAATTTGGTTTTCTCTTTCAATCCGCTCTCTTTCTTCTCTGCGAATCTCTTCCTCTAACTTGCGTTGTGCCTCCTCGTACTCCTGTTTTTTACGTTCTTCTTCTCTGCGGAGAATTTCCGCTTTCTGCTCCTCATACTTGTTTATGTATTGGATGCACTCTTGCAGATTCAGAGTATCCTTATATTTTTCCAAAGCTTTCCCTGCAGATTCAGATCTCATTCCACAAATTACATTCACATCTGTTTTCACCTTATCTACAGCCATGTTGATAGCTTCCTTTATTGATTTCTCTGTTGTCGTTGCATTCTCCCATTTTGGATCATAAATTTTTTCTAACGGCAGGTATTCCTTCATATCTCCAATCAGATCGGCATAAATTTCCTTGATCCGGAGGCGTTTTTCTTCTTTTCTTTTTTTCTCAAAATCCTTCACCTGCGAATCGATTAGATGGATCGGCTGGTCGATTTTTCCTGTTAAAATCTTCATCTTCTGCTCAAAATCATCATAGGGCTTCATCCATTCTTTTTTAACATTTTTCCTTGCATCTTCAAATTCTTTCTTAAATTTACGAAGACTTGCCAATTCAGCCTTTGCAATATCTTTTGTTTCCTCCGTAAATACAGCTCCTTTGTATTCTGCTAATTTCTTATCCAGTCTTTCCTCTATTTCTTCAAAATTTAATTCAATACAGCCTGAATTCTGCTGAATGTTTAATGATAATTCGTTCATGTTCCTTCCTCCTTATTCGTCACACATGCCGATAATCGCTTTGATGGTTTTGACATTAACGTAATCGTGCTGAGCGACTTCTTCGCTCTCGATGTATGAGATTAAAGCATCCATACGAGCATCTGTTCTGCACAGCTCCATAAATTTGGCTACGCTTACTTCTAATGTTTTTTCTTCCATTGCTTTCCCCTCTCCGAAATGGTATTATTAAGTTGGTTAATTACCTAAGCGCCTGAAGATTTGCCGTCTTTCCCTGGCGCTTATTTTAATATCCGAAGATAACCCATGTTGCGATTCCTAAGACAACTACCAATCCCATCGCAACTACTGTCATAACAGCTGACATTGTTTCTTCTCTATAATTGTTCTTAATTCTTCTTGGCTGTCTCTTGATATCAACTATCTGGATTGCTCTTCTTTGGATGTCGATCATGTCGATCTGATTCACCTTGTCTCCCTCCCTTCACATAAGATGTACATGGAATGAATCTACTCATCTCCATGCAGTGGTTCTTTCTTCTGCATTCCTTACAGTTCCGCATCTGTCTCACCTTCCATCTTCCGCACCAATATCATCGATTCGATTGGATCATACTCAGGAACATACTTTCTTGTAGCACCTTCCAATGCCCTAAAGAATCGGTTGTAATCTGCATAAACCGCCTTGTCAATCAATCTGTCCGTGATCGCATCTTTCGGATATCTTCCGAGCTTGATCTGATTCATGATGCCGCACTTCCGGTTCTTTACTGTTCCCATCGATTGACCGTACATATCTTTGTAGTAAGATGTCCTAGCGTACCGAATGGTTGGCTTTCGTTCTTCTGCAAGTGCTGATGCGATCTGTGGAAGAATGTCTTGGATTCTTGCAAGCTCCGCAACTGCTTGTTCTCTCGTCATGACTCTCACCTCTTTAATCTCCATCGTAAGTTCTTGGAATAAAATCCTCTGTAAGTGCATAGAACTCGCTGATGTATGTTCCTTCATCCGTGATGTTCAAATCGACAGCAACATTGTGATCGTTCATCAGCATGATGCTTGTTGCACCCTCTTTGTCGATATCTCCACATCCGACTCCAACAACCTTAAACCCTTTCAATAGGCTTAATTCTTCTGGATATCCACTGTATATCTTGTGATTAATGCTTCTCTTCATTGTTTTCACCTTCTTATTGCTTTCCCATAATTATGTTTGGTATAATTTTCCTATCAATGAACGAAAGGATTTATGCCATGAATACAGATTTTGATAAAATATATCTCACCCATAAAGAAGTATTTTTATTATTCAAAATGAGATTCAATCCACGTACTCCTCAAGAATCCTTAGGCGAAAGTTTTAAAACTTTTCGTGAATATGATTTCATCCGTTTCAACTTTGCTGAAGGAGAATCAGAACACTCTTGTAAGAAATACGATGGAACTGTGCATTTATCCGATACTTATTACAGATACTGCATCCATTCTCGCCGTAACCGTTTTTATCGGTACATTACTCCGGTCACAGTAGCGTTTTTAACAACTGTACTGACAAACTTACTAAAAGAGCTGTGGCTGCCGGCGCTATTAAATTGGCTGCAGGGTCTTCTTTGATTCCCGCGATCATCATTTTTATGATCCACTTCATATCTTCACCTCACTCTCTTCTTGTTACCATTTCCTATTTACCTAATCGGTCTTGGAGGATCGTCTGGTTATATTTGCTTTGACTTTTCAGAATCTTATTTGGAGTTTCCGATTTTGGAAGTATCCCAGCATTCAGCTTCTCTAATTGCCGCTGTAGTTGCTGCTGTTGCCGCCATAATTGCTTTGCTGTAATAACTATGGATATCTGATTGATAGCCGTTAAAAATGCGGCTATCGATACCGCTACGATTGATATCCCTTCAGCCATTATTCCGTCACCTCCTGATCTGGTTCCAAAGGAACATCTTCCTCTGTTCTTAAAGGAAACTTTGCTCGAATCTCTTCACTTTCTACCGGAACGCCAACTAACTTAACGAAGATTCTTTCTCTCGGAGAACTGTATTTCACACCACATCTTTTTAACCTATTGTCAAAATCCAGAAAAGCTCTTCTTTTGCTAGTTGCTTGAATGTAGATCTTCATATCCGGTACGCTCTCCGTCCAAACAAGATATAAGCATTCTTTTCCGGAAGCTTCTATTTCAGCATCAATCAGATAATCAATTGATATCCCAAGTGCATCAGATAGCTTTTTCACATCTTCTTGATTGATTCTGATTCTTACCAGCTCGATATCGGATAATCTACGCTCTTTAATTCCAGTTTTCTCAGCAAGTTCTCTTTGTGTAAGCCCAGTAGCTTTTCTTCCTTTGACGATGTTGTTTGCGATATCGCAATAGAAGTCGTATCCGATTCTTTCGATAACGTCTGTGCTACAAAATCTCATTTTCTTATTCATCCTCCTGTTCGTTCCTCTCGACAATTATTCTTATCGGCAATTCATTTGATACAAGGCACGTTCCCACAACACTGATGCTTAATAAACCAAGCGCCATCAATATCCGCATCAACATAATGCTTATGTCTGTTGGAAAATAACGTTCGCCAACAGTCACAAGAAGTAATGGCACAAAAACCAGTATCCAACCAATTATTTTTCTTAGTTTCACATTCCTCACCTCGCTCTCTTCTATTGCAAATTATTCTTTGCTCTCCTATACTTTAGATACAGGCACTGCCATGCCAAATATAAATTAAGGAGGCGATATTATATGGCTGACAAAAGAACTATTGCTCATGAACTGGCTATGCTCTACCTGAAAAATCAAGATCTGTCTGGATTAACACCAGAACAGCTTCTTGACCAGTACAAGGATACATACGAAAGAATTCGTAAGCATAATCGCCAGGAACAAGATTCTGAATGGCTCGTTTAATTCCTTATTGATCCGAACTATTTCTCTGCAATTTTCTGAGAGCTTGTTCGGCTTCAATGACTCCTCTGCGAGCAGCTCCATCTGCTTGCGGAGGATTTCTCTTCTGGTTGCATGTCTTACATCAATTCCACTTCGCACTTTTCTACCTCCCTCTATATTGCTTTTTCACAATTAATCAACTCAGAATCTCCGTTTACTCTTCCGTAATTAAGTTTGTCTGTCATTGTGTTGCACCTTACCTATCACTTTAAGTGGATTTTTTAGGTAAAGAAATAAAGTCAATAGGGTAATTGTAGATTGATGCAAGAGTATTCAGTATTGCAAACGATACTTCAACTCTTCCTTTTTCCCAGTTAATAATGGTATTTTTGGAAACGTGCATGATTTCTGCGACTTCTTCCTGTGTCATTTCCGCATTAACTCTGGCAGCTGCTAAGCTGATTTTTGGAAATTCCAACGCTTTTCACCTTCTTTCAAATATCTGTTTCCTTGTTACTCCATTATAGTACCATCACTTTAAGTGTGTGTCAACACTTTTAGTGAAATATTTTCACTTTTTTCGTTGATATCTTATCACTTTTAGATTATACTTTAATTGGGGAGAGGAAAGGAGTAAACAATGTCAGAACGTGAATTCAATGAAGTTTTTGCCGAAAGGCTAAGATATTTTTTAGAGAAATATGAAATCACTCAACTTGAACTTTCAAAACGCTTAGGTGTTGGGACTACTTCTGTATATAATTGGTGTAATGGTATTAAAACTCCAAGAATGGATAAAATCGATGCAATGTGCAAGATATTCCATTGTCAGAGGTCGGACTTGATTAATGATAAGAGCGATTGTGAGAAAAGAACTGGTGCTGTTCCCATCAAAGTCCTCGGCAGAGTGGCAGCAGGCATCCCGATCGAGGCTGTTGAGAACGTAATTGATATCGAGGAGATAAGTGCAGAGCTTGCAAGCACTGGAGAATTCTTCGGATTGCAGATTCACGGAGATAGTATGGAACCGAAGTTTTCTGATGGAGATGTAGTTATTGTTCGCCAACAAGATGATGCTGAGTCAGGAGATATCGTAATAGCTACTGTAAATGGAACAGATGCGACTTGTAAGAGATTGAGAAAGTATAGAGATGGAATCGAACTCATTTCAACCAATCCGAGTTATGAACCGATGTTCTTTTCCGCAGAAGATATCGAGAAGAAACCAGTTCGGATCATTGGACGTGTGGTAGAACTAAGAGCTAAGTTTTGATATAGCCTCGCAAGAGATTATATATAAGAGTTTGTGGTGTACTTAATGGAACAGGTCTCGCAAAAGAAAGAGAGGATAATTATGGATTTCACTGAATCAATTAAACAATTTTCAGAAAGGGTATCAATGTTAAAGGATACTGTTTCAACAGAAGAAGCAACAAAAATGTCACTTGTAGTTCCACTTTTCCAGATTCTCGGATACGATGTATTTAATCCTTCCGAATTTTGTCCTGAATATGTAGCAGATGTCGGAATTAAGAAAGGCGAAAAAGTAGACTATGCGATTCTTGACAATGGACAGCCAACCATTTTAATAGAATGTAAAAGTTGTTCAGAACAACTCGATAAACATTCTTCTCAATTGTTTAGATACTTTGGTGCATCTCCTGCAAAATTTGGAATTCTTACTAATGGTATTATATATCGTTTTTTCACTGACCTCGAAGAATCAAATAAAATGGATCTTGTCCCATTTCTTGAAATTAATATGCTCAATTTAAAAGATTCTTCAATAAATGAATTAAAAAAATTTGCCAAAGAGAACTTTGATAAAGAAAAAATTTTTAGTACTGCAGAAGAACTTAAATACAGTAGTTTAATTAAAGGATTACTTTCACGTGAATATGAAACTCCTTCTGAAAATTTCATTCGGTTTATACTTTCAGATATTTATGAAGGCCAAAAAAATCAGAAAATTATAGAAAAGTTTACGCCAGTCGTAAAAAGAGCTTTTTCTTCTTTTGTAAATGAAATAGTAAATAATAAAATTTCATCAGCTTTAGTTGATGAATCAGATTCAATAGATGAAGCTGAAGCAATAGAAGAAGCTCCGGTATCAAAAATTGTTACTACCGAAGAGGAAATTGAAGGTTTTTATATAATACGAGGACTTCTCGCTGGAACTGTACCAGTTGAAGATATTGTCCATCGAGATACTGAGAGTTATTTTGGTATTCTTTATAAAAACAATAATCGAAAACCTATTTGTAGGCTTAATCTTGACACCAAAAATAAACAACTTTTAATTCCTGATGAAAACAAGAAATTTGAAAGAATTTATATCGAATCTCTAAACGATATTTATAAATACCAAAACCAATTAATAGATGTTGCAAAACGTTATCTTTAAAATAAAAACCGCTCCTGCGCCAACAGGAACGGTCAACTGGGGAAGCACACGCCAATGTGCTTTAGTAACTCCGAAGAGATACCTTAAATGTGCTATATGCACTTCATACAATGAATATTGTATCATCTTCGGGGCAGTCATACAAGCAGAACTGTTGTTCTGTTGTGGGGCTGTTATTTTTGTACTCAAAAAATAGAAAGGAAGATGACTATGTGGGTTGAAGAATTAAAGAATGGCAAGTACAAATTTGTGGAACGCTACACCGATCCAATGACCGGAAAGTCAAAACGAGTAGCTGTTGTTATGGATAAAAACACGGCGAGGAACCGTAAAATGGCAGCACTTACTCTGTCAGGTAAGATTGAGAGTGCTCTCGCACCGCAAGCGGACAGGATCCGTTTAAAAGACCTTGTCGAGCTGTACAGAAAAGAACAAGTCAAGACACTTAAACAATCTACTTACAGACGGAACATTGCCGTGTGTAACACGCTTATGAGCATTCTTGGCAAAGATATCTATGTTGACAAGCTGACAGCCGGATACATCAGAGAACGTTTTCTTGGCACTGCTAGAGAACACAGCACTCTAAATGAATGGATGATCAGATTAAAAGCGTTGTTACGTTGGGGATACAAGAATGATTATATTGCAGACATATCTTATCTTGGAAAGATAGAGCGTTTCAGTGATATACCTCATCGGCAGAAAATAGAGAACAAATTCGTTGAATCATTGGAGTTAAAGGAGTTGATTGCCGGAATGACCGTTGTAGAATGGAAGCTGCTTACTGAATTCCTTGCCTTGTCTGGTCTTCGATTTGGCGAGGCTGCAGCTCTGAACACTTCTGATGTTGATTTGAAAAATAGGAAAATTCATGTAACGAAAACGTATGACAATGTAGCTGACATCGTTACAAGCCCAAAGACACCATGTTCTGTGCGAGATGTATATATTCAAGACGAGTTACTCACTGTCTGTAGAAACGTGCTCCTATGCTACCACAAAGGCACTGTAGTGACATTCAGCACAGCTTTCTTCCCTGGAACAACGAAAGAACACATCAACTTCAATTGCTACGCTAAATATTTACGTGAAACATCTGAGCGAATCATTGGGCGGAGAATTACTCCGCACACGCTCCGACATACACATGCCAGTTTACTGATGGAACAAGGAGTTGACATTGACAGTATCTCAAAAAGACTTGGGCATAATGACAGCAGAGTTACAAAAGAAATTTATCTCCACGTCACAAAGAAATTAGAAAATAAGCGAAACGAACAGCTAAGGGAGTTAAAAATTTTATAG